TAGGCCAACTCGAAAATGAGATTGCCTATTTATTCCCCGAAGAAGCAGGGGAAATCGCCCAGTCCACCACAAAGTTTGAGGTTATTGTCTCTCGATCTGAGCGTTGGTCATGGGACAAAGAAGCTCTGGAAAAACAATTTGGAGACCGAAGTCTGCCAGATCATGTGAAGCGTAGCCACTCTGTGGACAAGCGTAAATTTCAGAAGTTGCCACAGCATGAGCAAGAATTACTACGCTATGCACTAACCCGAAAACTGGACAGACCGAAAGTGAAGGTGATCCCAAATGTTTAAACCAATGTCGACGTCGGACGTGACAGAAAATGAACCGACAAAAACTCTACTATATGCACACCATGGGTATGGGAAGACTTACCAATGTCGCTACTATCAGAAGCGATTTGGCAAAGGCTTGATATTATCTGGTGAAGCAGGGCTAAAATCTATTGAAGATGTAGCTATTGATTACCTGCCATTCTCAAGTTGGGATGGCCAACAGGATCATGATAACGGCGTCTATTCGTTTCGTGGTCTCTGGTCATTCATTGCATCTCCAAAATTTAAAGAAGCTGGGTACAAATGGATCGCAATCGACAGCCTGACTGAGTTGTCTGAGCGTTTGATCGAGCATCTTGAGAAGCAACATGAGGGCAACAAGAACGCTTTCGCTATGTGGGGTGATTACAACCGCATGATGTTGGGTGCGCTCAAGGCTGTTCGTGACTTGCCAGTGCATGTGTATGTCACATGTCTGGCTAAAGAAGAGAAAGATGCAAACGATATGACGCATTACTGGCCGCTCGTTAAAGGCCAAGCGGTGTCGAAGCATGTGCCTGCGTTGTTTGACCATGTCCTTTGTGGCGTTCGGACGACAGAACCCAATGACCAAGGCAAACCAAAAGTTCAGCGGTACATTGTGACCGATGAAGTGTCTGGTTGGCATGGCAAGACGCGCGATCCGCGCAACCGTCTAAAGGCTTACGAAAAGTCTGATGATGTAACTGAGTTACTGGCACGGATGTCTGCGCCAGAAGAAGAAACAGCACCTAAAGGAGAAAGTAAATGAGTGACTGGAATGGATTTGGGTCTTTAGACCTATCAAGCGTAGAAGCTGGCGGTGGAAGCACGCGTCTGCAACCCGGAACGTACACGGTAAAATGTACAGAAGCCAAGGTCGAAGCCATTGGTAGCACATCAAACAAGAAGTTGGTTGCAGACTTCGTAGACGCGGCTGGTACTGGTGACATTCGTATGAACTTCAATATCGTTCACAGCAATTCACAGGCACAAGAGATTGGCATGCGTCAGTTGAAGTCTTTCTTGGTTGCTGGCAATCACCCTAATCCAGACAAGCCGGGAGATGTTGGCACTCTGAAAAACCTTGAGTGCAAAATCATTGTTGGCATGGGTAAACCTTGGATTAATCGTGACAACGTCGAAGTAACAACAAGTGAGATCAAGAAGTTTATGGCTACGAATGAGCAAGCCTCAACTCCTAATGCATCTGCACAGGCACCCGCAAAGGACTTGGACGACGAAATCCCGTTTTAATAATAATAAGGGGGGCGAAACGCCCCCCAAACTTGAGGTAGGTTATGAGCATAAAAGCTACGGAAGTTGTTATTAAAATTGACGACGGATATGATAAACAAACAGAAGGCAGAGCCAGAGAATATATTGGGGCTTCGGGCGTCGGACATCCCTGTGACGCATACCAAGCATACAGTATGCGCGGATTTCCAAACACTGAGCCAGACGCTCGCCTCAAGCGTATATTCCGCTTGGGCCACATCCTCGAAGACGAGGTAGTAAAAGACCTTAAAGAAAAAGCAGACGTGCGCGTCTGGGAAGTCGACGGGTTGAGTGGGCGTCAGCATACTTATGAAGAATGGAACGGCCATGTGGTTTGCCACATGGATGGGCATATAGAACTAGATGATGGAGAGTTGCGCGTCTTGGAGATCAAGTCGATGAACGATGCTTCATTCAAAAAGTTTAAGAAGGATGGCGTGAAATATTCGCATCCAAGGTACTACGCCCAGTTGATGATGATGATGGGCATGTCAAAAATTCACAGCAGTTTCTTCATTGCTGTCTGTAAGAATAATTCAGAATACCACGCAGAGATTGTAGACTACGATGAGTTCGAGTTCAGCCACCTTAAAGAGCGCGTGCAACGTGTGCTTGATGGTGATGCTAGAAAGATCAGCGTTGATAGTTCAGACTGGAGATGTCGAGGATGCTTTAAGTCTGGCGCATGTTGGGAAGGTGCAGAGGTCGCTAAGAGATGTCAGACTTGTCAGTTTGTCAGACCAAAGCCAGATGGTGGATGGCACTGCAACAAGCACGACAAAGACGCGTTCGAATTATGTAATGATTACACACTCTATGAGCCGTTGCCAAAGGAGTGATGTGATGAAACCAAAAACTACAAACTGGCAGATGCTTAGTAGGAATAAAAATCCTGATGAGTACCGTGAACATTACTTAGATTTGAGCTTTAGTATTTCACAACTTATGCGTTCGATTGAAGAAAAAGAAAATGAGATACTGTCTATATCTGACAGACTGGTAGAGTTACTTTCTGAAAAATCTACCCAAGAGAATAAAGCTCAGTATGCAAGAGCTAGAGAGAAGCGCACGCGTCTGCGTGATGAGTGTGTTGATCTGAAGTCACTGGTTAGACAGGAAGATGCTCAAAAAGAATGGCTCTTACAGCAAGCAAAAATGGTATTTAGTGCAGGGGTAAACATATGAAACGCGATGAAGTATTAGATACAGCTAAAGAACTTATTAATGGTGAGAGAGCCAAGGACTATGGAGATGCTTTTGAAAACCATGGCAAGATCGCAGAAGGTTGGAATATAATTGTCAGAGCCGCGATGAATGATCAGGGATACCTGACGGAGCAACATGTTATTCTTATGATGGACTGGGTCAAGACAGCGCGTTTGTTGAACTGTCCTGACCACAACGATAGTTGGGTTGATAAGATTGGTTATTCAGCTTTAGGTGCAGAGTTTACTGAACGTAATGAAGAGATAAGCCGAAGACTGGATATGTTTATTAAAAATCCAGACAAGTTACGTTAGCCAACCGTATATCTTTTTCGTCTGTACCATCCGATCATCCAAGCCATGGTATCCACCGTTCACTCGGCAACTGATGGTTTTAATTACGCTGTCTGATATGCCTTTGTCTGCAAGATCGAATAGTTTGTTATGCTCAAAGAACCATATGGCACTGTCGAAAGCATACTCACCTTCCAATAATGATGGGTCGTTCAGAACTTCTGGCAGACGCATTTCTTTGGCGAACAGTCTGTAATTTGTATGCCCGGTGCATTGAAGGAAACCTCTGCCCAAAAATTTTGCGGCTTCTTGCTCAGAAATATTACCCATCCTACCAGCATATACCTTACCAGCGAGCTTGCTTGGGTTGCGTGCGTAAGGCTTTGCATCTTCCACTGTCTTAAAGCGTGAAGGCCAGACCTGCTGTATCCGTTCGGGAGAACTATAATACAGACTTTCTTTGACGCGCTTGAAGCCACCACTCTCATGTGACGCCTGACCTAACAGGTGTGCCGCACGTTCTGGAGATAGCTCGTAATGTTTCGCAATAGACTTAGCGGTGTTTGGCCCAAACGAACCGTCTGGCGTAGCCCCGCATTTCTCTTGCAACATCTTCATCGCGTTACTCATTTCTTTTCCTTTCAATGTGTAGACGCCAACAGTTTACAATGGTGTTTATACTCACCATCAAGAGTAAGAATACTTGCCAGTATTCCATTATCTCGCGCCATTAGTGATGTACTTGAGTTCATTCTCAATGATAGCGACACGTTGCTGTACTTCTGTGACCCTAGAAATCATGGCCGCAAGACCTGATATTTCTTCCCAGACTTCATCTATATCATCCCAGATGCGGCCAATGTCTTGACTGTTATTTGCAACATCGCGCTTCAAGTTAATGTTGTCTTCTATGGCCATACGTGAACCCAGACCACTAACTGTTTCTTCCAGACTTGATATGGTTGACGCCTGTTGTGATACCCACCAAACGCCACCTGCCAGTTGCACTGCCATTGCGATAACCAAAGCAATCGGTAACTTAATATTATCCATAGTTATTCACCACGATCCTTTCCACTTACATAGCCAGCTACAACCCCGACGATGCCTGTGATGGACATTTGTAGTAACTCTATGATGTTTTGGTCTAACTCAGCGTCATGTTCTGCCGCCATTGAAAATTCGTCGTACACAATCAAGCCAAGCAAAAGCATTAGCCCTGTAGCCATGATGAGAACAACTAAATCCTTTGTGTACTTCATTACTTCTTGCCTCCAAAGAATTTGGTGGCTGATCTTACAGCGAAGCTACTGGCAACGATTACACCCAATGTGTATTGATACCACTCCGGCATTGTAGACAAAGCCGCGAACCCGTCTGCAACAGCCTTGCGCCCCCACTCTCCGCAAAACGAAAGCACTAATGGGATACTAAATAAAATTACCAGAAATTCGTCTTTCCACGAGTTCTGAGTTCCTTGCGCCATGATGCGTTCCCAGTCTGCCTCAGACGTAGCGGCAGATAACATTATCTTTGCCTTCGCGTCTGCCTCAGAAACTTTCATGCGTGTCTCAGCCGCCTTCGTCTCAACCTTAGAGTTGAGCCATGTGCCAGCTAAGTTTGCTATCGGGCCAATAAATGCTTGTATCATTTCTCATGCCCCACCCATACAGCAAACGCACCCGTGAGTGCGCCTGTTACAGTTGCGGTCAACGCTGTAGCTTGTGTGCTAACGACGTCTTGCGGTAGTGACATGAACCATTCAATCACGCGTATATACATGATGGTCATAACCAACATCATAAGACGCGGCATCAGTTTCCATGCCAGTATTTTCTCCATTGCTATAGCCATACTTCACCTCAATAAGATTTGTTCCAACTAGACTGCCATCCGCCAGAGTTACCGCTGTTTGGTTCCCCAGCTAGTGCATCAACGATACCTTCTCGAATACGTCTGTTGCCGCCGAGGATTGGGATACGGGTTGCCGCCTCACGAAATGCTGAACGCTCTTTAGAATTGCTGTTGTCACCCTCATCGAGGATGCCAGCTAGTCCCTGCATTCCTGCATTGCCAAGACCAAATGATGGGCCAAGAACTGTACCCCACATACGCTGTTGACCGTATGCTCCGTTATCTACTTGACTTACTGCCGAGTGAATAACGTCACCGATAAGACCAAACCCACCCATGACAAGCATACTTTCTACATACCAACCAAGGAAATCATCCTCATCACCATGTACTTTCTTGTCATAGCCAAGGGCTTTGAGAACATTACGCTTACGCAAGTCTGGGCTACGGTCATCATCTCCACCACGCATCTGGATAACATCCTTTGCGGCCAATGTTGCGACACCAAAAGCTGGCCCTACAGACGCGAGATACATCAGAGGCTTGAAGTTGCCGTGGTTTGCTTCGCTAAGTATGTGGCCTGTCATCCGTGACATCATCAGCGGGAAAGACTTGAGTTGGAAAACAAGTTGTCCAACAGGCGTCTGCGCCCACATGGGTATGTCATTCGGGTTGGGCTGGAAGATTGCATCGTCTGCGAACTTGATAATACCCATACGAATTGTGTCGTCTGTTTTCATATCAATCGAACCGATGCTTTCCCCGGCACGTTTTGCTCCGGGTAAGAACTCAGTTAGACCGTAGTTCTTTAAGAAACGATGCGCAGTTTTGTATTGTGCAGACTGCTGGGCGTATGGAACACCTTCCTTAAAGTTATCCAACGCTTTTCGTTGCATTGTCTTGAAAGTCTCAAACCCAGTAGCACCCGCAATCATACGGTTCATGTCTGTCCACGGTGTAAGTAATGTCGCATTGAAGAATGCGTGCGAGGCTTTGTTGTCAGGCGCACCGTACAGGTGAACCATCCGCTCGTGTACAATGTTCTCCATAGCAACACCTACGTTGCGGATCATATCTCTGTACTCAGGGTCTTTAAGGTTCTTAACTCCGTTTGCCCAAGACTTGAAAGAGCCAGAGCGGATGATAGGTAAGCCCAAGTCACCGATAGATGTCAGAGTGGTGAAGCCAAGAAGTGATACGTTGTTAAAGAACCGTAGCGAGCGAGATACTTTCATACCCGTCTTGCTTGTGCCGTGCATTGGTTTCTTCATGAGAATACGCATAGCGTTATCTACATACTCTTCACCTTCATCGTATGCGATAGAGCCAGCTTTACCTTTGAAGTCATTCAATGCGCCAACGATTGCGTCTACTCGTTTAGCATATACAGGGTTTACCTTACCGTCTGGGCCAAGTGTAGCAATATCCATCAACATCTGCCGCGCACCAGCGGGGCCAGATGTGGACGATACTTCCATTAATTTATCTACAAATGCAGACGCTTCACCTTCGTCACCTTGGAAAGGCATACGAATTGTATCTATAAGTGATGCAGTTTCCTTACGACCTGTTGGGTTCATGGCTGTGATGTCATATTCGAATTGCTTATTCTTTGTAAGCAATGCGACGATACCAGCTTTACCTTCTTTGCCGACAGTCATGTAGTCAGATACCGCATGGCTATTTACACCAAAGCGTTTCGCAGACGTTAGACGGCGCGAGCTACCTTCCAAGTATTTAACAAGGATTGCTTCAAGGTCATCTTCCAAGAAAGGCTCAAGCTCATCCAGCATTCCGTCGATCTTATCAAGCTCGATGATACGAGAATAATCTACGTTCTCAAACGATGAGTTCTTAGTTGTGCCTTTAACTGGGATGAACACACCTTCTTCAGTTTCATCCAACAGTTTTAGCGTTACACCGTTTGCGAAAGCTCTTGCTTGTTCGTCTGTGTATTCACGCCCATACTCCAAGCTCTCTCTTTGGTAATACTGCACCAGCTTTGCTGTGAACTCATCTCTATTCTTGTGGATCGCTTTCTGGCTCCAGACTTGTGGCAGATAGTTAGGGCCACGATTACCTACATGGAAGCCTTCTTTGATTAGCTCATTGCGTTCGTTTGCAAGTGTCGCTCTGATTTGACGATAGATATTACGCTCGTCTGCACTCAGTGCTTTCTCTTGGCGTGACCCATCTCCTCGACGTAAAGCTCGTACAATACGGCTGTGAGATTTAGGTTGGGCTTGGCCAACACTCGCTGTTGTTTTACGGAAATAACCTCGGAACATACCGTCTGCGTCTGGCAATGCCGTCAGTTTATCAGAAATAGGCATAAACTTCTTAGCAAACCGTTGGTTCATATCCGGGTAATGTTCTTTATATTTGTCACCAAGCCAGTGCATCCCTTGGTTTTTGATCCGGGTAGACAGACGCTCGA